CTGGGTGGCCAACAAGGTCGGCAACGCAACTACACTACTGCAGCAGGCCTGGTCTTGGGCAGATCATAAATCGGCGCGTGACGATATCAACGCCAAATATGACGGCCAGGTCGAGGCAGCACTGAGCCAAGGCGGAATGTTTGACGTATCGAAGCGGAACGAGGCACAGCGTCGAATCAACGCCGAGCGTGCGACTGCGCTTGCCGAGGAGGAGGTGGCATACGTCACCCATCAGGCCAAGCTTTCGGCTCAGTACGATGCATTCGCTAAAGCTTCTGCTGAACGCGAAGCCACCATCGCCGCAAAGCACAAGGCCGAGGCGGAGGCTCGCCTGAAGGTTGATCAGGAGTATGCATCCAAAGCGACGGCGTTGCTGATCGCCAATGCCAAAAAGTCGGTGGAAGTGCAGCAGGCCGCGCAAATGGCGCTGTATAAGGCAACCTACGTCGGGACGCCAACCTACCGCGACACCGAAGGCCGGGAGCCGAAGCCGAAGGTGGACAAGGTTGAGAGCACCGAGCTGGCCGACCGGCTCGCGCGCATTCAGGACGAGGTGAACGCCGACAGGGAAATGTACGAGGCTATGTCGCGCATGGAGGACGCATTTCACGCTGCCGGCAAGATGGGTGACGAGGAATACTACCAACTCAAGCGTGACCACATCGATGCGTCGATCAAGGATCAGGTCTACGGCTACAACAAGCAGATCGAGGAACTGCGCACCTACAACAACGGCACCGACGCCGAAGCGGCTAAGCACGCCAAGCAGATCAACGATATCGAGGCGAAGCGCGTTGCGGCAGTCGCCAAGTCGCAAGACGAACTAAGCCTGCTGGATGCCAAGGAATTCCTGCGCAAGGACGCCATCGCCGCTGCCTCGGACGCTGCCTCGAACAAATACCTTTCCGGCTTGGACCAAGAAGCCAAGAAGCTCGAGGATGCGAACGCTGCACACGAGACCTCGCGCGGTGCTGTGGAGCGCGAGACCATCGCTCGCTTGGACCTGGCGATTGCCTACCAGAAGCAGTTTATCGCCGAGCAGGATCCGGCCAAGGCCACTGCCGAGGAAATCGCGCAGGGCCCGGCTGTGCTCAAGTATCTGGAAGACGTGCGCGCCGCGCGTGCACGCATTGCCGCAGGCCTCGACCAGAAGCAGTCTCTCCAGTACAAAGACAAGGCCGCAGACCAAGCGATTAAAGACTGGCAGCGCGTCGGCCAGACGATTTCGGAAGGGCTCAGCGACGCATTCGGGAAAGCAGGGAAAGCCGCTGGTGACATGTTCAAGGCTTATGCTCAAGGCATGGAGGGGCAACTGCGCGCGCAGAAAGAACTTGCGGAGGCTAAGAAGAAAGCCGTCGACGACCCCGACAAGCTCGCGGCCATCAATCGCGCGCAGCTGAATGGCTCGCTGGCGCAGATCAAGTCGTACGCCGACATGACGACCGCCGCCCAAGGCTTCTTTGCCGAAGGCTCGCGCGGCTACCAGGCCATGCACGCGGCATCAGTCTTGCTGCACAGCGCCGAGGTTGCGCTGAGTTTGATCAAGGGCGTGAATGCCGTGCTGACGCAAGGCGAGGGTGATCCCTACACGGCGTTCGGCCGCATGGCGGCGATGGCTGCACTCGTGGCTGGTCTGGGTGTTGCGCTCAGCGGCGGCGGTGGCGGCGGTGGTCAGTCGGCTGCCGACGTCCAGAAGGCACAGGGCACGGGCACGGTCTTCGGTGACAGTACGGCTAAATCCGACTCGGTCCGCCGCTCTATCGAGCAGATGTCCGCTAACTCGGACCTGTTGGTTCCAATCAACCAAGGCATGCTCACGTCGCTGCAGGCGATCGAGGCGTCGATGGTTGGGCTGACCAACCTGGTCGTGCGCACGCCGGGGCTGACCGATGGTTCGAATTTTGGCATCAAAGAGGGTACGCTCGATATCGGTAACAGTGTCACCAGCGCCGTCACCAAGCTGACGACGCTTGGCGTTGGCGGCTGGACGACTTCGTTGTCGAACGGACTGGCTGCGCTGTGGGGTAAGACCACGCAAAATATTGTGGACTCCGGATTGCAGTACGGCGGCAGTGTGCGTGGCCTCCAGTCTGGCGTAGGATTCGACCAGTACGCAAGCGTCGATACAACCAAGTCCAGCTGGTTCGGCCTCTCGAAGAGCACAAGCAACCGTGTCGAGACGCAAGGCTTGAGCGACGAGTTGTCGAACCAGTTCGGCCTGATCTTCACGAACTTGGACAAGTCGCTGCAGGCGGCATCCGTGGCGATGGGTGGATCGGCCGCCGAAGTGACCAAAGTGCTCGACGGCCTGACGCTGGAGAGAACCAAGGTCTCGCTCAAAGGTCTGACCGGTACCGCACTGACCGATGCGCTGAACTCGGTCATTTCGAAATCGATGGACGAGATCGCGCAGGCGGCCTTCCCGCAGTTCGACCAATTCCGTAAGGTGGGCGAGGGTTACGCTGAGACCGTCATGCGTATCGCTGGCGACTATGCGAAGCTCGATTCCATCCTGGCTGCGACCAGCACCACCTTCGGCGCAACCGGCATGGCCAGCATCGCCGCACGCGAGCACTTGATCGAACTGGCCGGCGGCATCGACCAGCTGAATAGCCAAACGAATTCGTTCGCGCAAAACTTCCTCTCGCAGGCCGAACAGCTGGCGCCGGTGCAAAAGTACGTCACCGACCAACTGGCCGCAATGGGGCTGCAGAGCCTGGACACGCGCGACAAGTTCAAGGACTACGTACTCGGCCTGGCCAGGTCCGGCGCGCTGGCGACCGAGGCAGGTGCGCAGCAGTACACCGCACTTCTGGCGCTGGCAGAGGCATTCGCCAAAACCCATGCCGCCACGGTCGACCTGACGAAGTCCGAGCAGGAGATCGCGGACGAACGCACCGACTTGCAGAACCAACTCGACCAGCTCACGATGACGCAAGAGCAGTTGGCGGCGAAAGCGCGAGCTGCGGTCGATTCCCATAATCTGGCCTTGTATGACGAGGTAATCGCCGCACAGGCAGCGAAGGATGCTGCGGCAGCTGCGGCCGAAGCCCAACAAGAAGCTGCTGCGGCAATCATCAAAGCGCAGGAGTCGGCCAAGGCTGCGATTCAATCGCTGGGCAATTCGTTGGTGGACAGCATGAAGCGGGCCGAAGAGGCGGCGAAGGCGTTTCGTGCACTGAACGACTCGCTGCTTGTCGGCGACTCTTCGGTGCTGAATCCTGAGCAGAAATATCTCGAGGCCAAGCGCCAGTTCGAAGCAGCCGACTCTAGCAACCTGCAGGTCGCTGAAAAAGCCTTCCTCGATGCGTCCAAGGCATGGTTCGGCGGCAGCGCCGGCTACGCCACTGACTTCCAGGCTGTACTGGCACGCAACCAGGCGGAGGCTGCTGCGCAAGATGCAGCGGTGCAGGGGATCATTAACTTCTGGCGGAACTACAACGGTATCGACGGGTCGCATCGCGATGGCTTGGAGCGCGTGCCGTTTGACGGCTATGTCGCCGAGCTGCACCGCGATGAACGTGTGCAGACAGCGTCGCAGGTTCGCGATGGTGATGCAGCGGCGAAGCGGTCCAACGAACTGCTGGCCGAGGTGGTCGCCCAGTTGGGCGCCGACAAGGTGCAGCGCGGCGCCGCCGCCAACGCGCAGATCAGCGAAACTCGCGCGCTCCGTGCGGAGGTGGCCGGCCTGAAACGCAAGATTGCCGTGCTGGAGAAACAATGAACCTGATCGAACTGACGGCGGCGGTTGACGCCGCCGGCACGCTGCGCACGTTCTATGTTTCGGATGGGCGCTTCACCACCGGCCCCTCCGACTCGCCGCCGCATGTTTCGTTTGATCCGAGCGTCATTGATCCCGGCTCCATCGGAATTCATGCGTTTAGTGATGGGCGGACCGGCGGCGGCACGCGGCTTGAGACCGGCGAAATCGTTCTTGACAACACGGATGGCCAGTACGACGAATGGGTGAAGTACTCGTTTGATGGTCGGCAAGTGGTGATTCGAAGTGGAGCGGTAGGACTCTACCCGTCCGAGTTCTCGACGCTACTGGTCGCCACGGTGGAGAAGGTGGGGACGCCACCAGGTCAGTTCGTGGTGTACCTGCGTGACAAGCAGTTGCTGTTCGACGTGCCTGTGATCACCGCGACCTACGGCGGCGCCAACGCGCTGCCGGCTGGACTGGATGGTCTGCCGACCGACCTGAAAGGCAAGCAGCGGCCGCGTGTATGGGGCCAAGTGTTCAATGTTACGCCGCCGCAGGTGAACACCTCGCGGCTGATCTTCGAGGTCGGGGTGTGCAACAGCGTCGACGCGGTCTATTCCAACGGTGCCACGCTCACCGCCGATGCTGTCTATATCTCACAGGCGGACATGGAAGCGAATGCGCCGGCGTCCGGCCACTACCGCGTCTGGCCGGCGGGTGGCTATATTCGTCTCGGCAGCTTTTCCGGTGAGCAGATCACTGCCGACGTTACGCAGGGGGTGAGTTCGGCAAACCGTACGGTGGGCCAGATCCTGAAGCAGCTTGCCTTGGCGGCAGGCATTACGGCTGCTGAAATCTCTGATGCTGACGTCGCCGCCCTCGACGCCCTGAACTCGGCCCAGGTTGGCATCTGGTTAGATGATGCCACAACGGTCACGAGCGCGATGGACCAGGTCGCCGCGAGCATTGGCGCGTGGTACGGCTTCGACCAAACGGGTGTGCTGCGCATGGGGCAGCTGGCGGCGCCCGCCGGCGCGCCGGTGCTGACCCTCTACGAATACGACATCCTCGGGCTGCCGGAGCGCAGGGCACCCACCGACAACGGCCGGCCTATCTGGCGCGCTACGGTCAACCACACGCGGTGCTACACGGTGCAGACCTCCGGACTTGCTGGCAGCGCAGCCACGCGCGCCGGCTTCGTCGGGCAAGAGCGTCGCAGCGTCAATGCTGCGAATGCGGCGATCAAGCAGCAGTGGCTATTGGCTGACGAGCTGTCCGTTGACACTCTACTGGTTAGCGAGGTCGTCGCACAGGCCGAGGCGGACCGCCTGCTGGCCTTGCATAGTGTGCAGCGCGACGTGTTCGACGTTCCGATCGATATCAGCGTGTTCGCGTCGGCGCCGCTGCGCATGATGGTCGAGGTGGGCGTGGTGCTGGGCAGATTCGGCATGTCCGATGGTCGCGCTTTCCGCCTGATCGGCATCTCTTTCAACTTGGCGGGTAATACCGTCACTCTTTCACTCTGGGGATAACATGGGAAATTGCATGTTGGGCTTTCCCAACCGCATTGACTCGTCGACGCTTAGTGGTGGCGCATGGGTAAATACGCTGCCGCTGCGCAACCTGCAGATCCGCACGCTCGGCAAGGTGGCGCGCTCCGTAGACCTCGCGCCGGCCAGCACGCAGTTCAAGATTGACCTCGGCCGCAGCACCAAATCACGACTGATTTCACTGCGGAATCACAATTTTTCGCAGGAGGCGCAATACCGCATCTCGTCGTCGATGGATGCCGGGTTATCGTCGCTGGACTATGACTCGGGCTGGCGGGACGTCTGGCCGGTGATGTACGAATTCGGTGAGCTGGAATGGGAGGATGACAACTGGTGGACCGGTAAGTACAACGACGAAGAAATTGAAGGCTATACGACTGAGCTGGTGCACATCCTGCCGGATGATTCGGTGCCGCGTTACTGGCACATTGAGGTCAGCGACCCGACTAATCCCGCAGGTTTCATTGAGGTGGGGCGCGCCTTCATAGGCCCAGCCTGGCAGCCCAAGATCAACATGATCTACGGC